TGAGTGGCTTTCTTTCTCTGGGCTTATGCTTTCGTATCTCTTGAATCAAATGGTCTATATCGGCGCGTTCTTTAGCCCCTTTACGAACGACCTTTCCTTTCCATTGGCGGTTCAGCGCACCTTCGGCGTTACCCCACACATTGAAAAGGACAGGCTCGACAACAGCGAAGTTATCGGGGTCGAGACCCCAGATACGAAGAACTCCTGACCAATCTGGGTGAGAATCGCCCACCATTGGTTCTGTGGTTACTACGCCTTCATTGCCATCCCAAGAAACCCCAGGAGTCCATTCAGCGCTTCTTTTGCGCGACTCCATAGGTTGAGTCGTATTGTTTTCTGTTGTTTTTAATAAGTTCTCAAGAGCATCATCTAGGTTCATTTTTCACACTTGCATCCGTCTAAGCCTTGCAACCTACGGCGGTGACGGCGAACAACATTCGAACTCATCTCGAACCCAAAGTCAGCAAGAACCTTTGTTATTGCGGTTCCTTCAATTGCAGGATTCTTAAGAGTTTCCATAAGTTTTGACGAGAAGGCTTCAGGCAACTCTCTCATCAATTTACCCATCGCGCACTCATGCCCAGGCAAGGTCTTTTTTCCATTGAGGGAGTCTAACTTAGAGGTAAAATCATCCAGATTTATTTTTTGACTTGCACCTAGGACATCGGATACTCCATGGTCGCGTAGCCGACTCAAAGAGGAGTCTGTCGCATTTCCAGCACCTTTGGAACTCGTCTGTCGTTGCGTTTCTGCCATACGGGTCTACCACTCTCTCTTGGGGAGCCGTTGGCTCCTGTACTACTTCCTCACTAGACATCGAAAATTCACCGATAGTAGTGGTCGCTGTTTTGGGTCTATCCCCAATGGATTAACACTACCCATTGGTTCTATCCGTAAAACATTAACACCTGAAATTGTGGCATCAGTTACAGAAGCAAGCAAGTTTCGAATGTCCTCAACCGCATCTCGCGCCGTTGGATAATCTTCACGACCTGCCCGACAAATAACTTGAAGCATCGGATAGTCAATTGCAATTCCGCCCGTACCCATCGTGAAGGCTGGTGGAGTGCCTGAGTTCTCAAAGACTGCCGTACATACATCTGGAGACTCTGGCAAAGTACCTAGAAATAAGGTGGTTCCCAAAGTTCCCTTAGAAGTGTGTGCGCCGAAAGCGCTTGAGGTGTTCTGTAGGTAATCACCTATAGATTCAAGAATTGTTGGCATCAGACTGCTCCGTTCTTTCTAATGAGGTCAATGATACGCCGAGCCATATTTTGCTGAATCTCTGGCAATCTCTCCATAAAAGGTTGCTCCAAATACTTAGCCTGAGTTGGCGGATTGTGATAGTTTCCTAGAATCTCATGGACATACATCGCGTATGGAGCGGCTGGACCGCCAAAGAAAATATCAACTCCGATGCCTTGAGGCATATTCATTGGAGCCGAGACTCCACCTGAGCCACGCAAAGCGCCTGTATCAATAGGGGTCAAAATCATGGCTTTAGCAAAAATCATATTGGCTTCTTCAAGGATTACTTGCCCGACTACTTTGCCAGCATCTTTTCCAGACACCTCAAGCATATTGCGTAACTCTTTAGCGCCCTCTAGTTCAAATGTGAATGTTTGAGCCATGGTTATCTACCAAAGCGTATGACGGTGTGATGCGCTCCGTTTTCGTCTGCGATGTTATCAACTGCGTTGATGGTAAATGTGTCGTTTCCGACTACCATTCTGTGAGATACGGTAATTGTTGTCTGAGGACCTTTTGTTATGAAACGACCAATATCTACAACTTCAACTCCCTGTACATCTCGACTTCGAACTGTGTCGTAGACAAGGCGACCCGTAGCCGAAACATTTGTGTTAGAAGCACCAAAAGTAACTTTGTTGTATTTATCAACTGATGCCTTGGGTGTAAAGACCACAGTATCGGTCATAAACTCAGCGACTTTGTTGTAGATAGCATCTGCCATGGCTACACCCCTACTCTACGATGCGTGTTTCGTAGAAAGAGTTTGGGTTATCCATCTGACCAACTACAAAGTCTGTGTTGAAGTCGTTAGTAGTACGGTCATCCGTAGATTTCAAAGCATCTGTCTTAGCCCATGGGCTAGGAGGAGATTTACGCATCTTGCGTAGGGCTAAACTGTTAGCCAACTCTTTGTAGTGCGTAACCTTTGAGCCGAAAGACTCGGAAACTGAAATATCGCCAACGCTCTTTGAGGTGCTATCGGCTAGACGGGCAAAGCGAGCAATAAGGATTTCAGCCAACTCACGCGCCGCTTCATAAGAATCATTTGACCATTCGGTTAGAACATAAGAAATTTCTTCGTCTGAGAATAGAGCATCAGTTGAATCTGTATCGTTAAGAAGAAACCGAACATAATTTCGAGCCGATGTACTCGGGTCTCCTGAGTATGTAAAAGTCATTACATACCGCCAAGGAATAACATGGATGTACGAACAAAGTTCTGAGTTGCAAGAATATCCGACTCATTAGGCAGAGTAACGGTTACATCTTCTGTTGGTTCCCCCGCTGAAAGTGTTAATTCAAAAGCGTTGGCTGTGGTTCCCTCAAATACGATGTTCTGAGAGAAAGCCAACTCAAGCCCTGTTTGCTGACCAGTAAAGGTTGCGTTGCTGATTGTTGGAGAAGTCAGCGCTGTAATTCCAGTCAGGTTTCCAGTCGTAATAACTGTTCCTGTTACATCTGGGATAGTTACTACTCGGTCTGCTGTTGGGTCTACTACTGTAAGAGTAGTTTCGAACCCATTGGATGTAGCGCCCTCAAAGGCAACTTCGGTGGGAACTTGAATATTGCCAGTAAAGATTGCTCCAGAGAGAAGGGCGTAATCATTTAACTCGGTATCTACATCTGTAGCCAAGTTTTGAATATCGGTATGAACGGCAGGGTTGTCTCCCGCTGTTGGATAGCGTAGACCCTTAGTAGTTGTACCTGCCATTTTATACTCCTATTGGATAATTAAATTACGAGAACTGCGGCTTCTTCAGCGGTAAGAGGTTCACCAGCAACTAATTTTGCTTTAGCAGATACCTTTAGAGCCTCTTTTGCTTCAGCCTCGGCTTCACGAACAGCCTTTTCTTCGGCATGAGCCGCCGCATCTTGGTCGCGTTGAGCAATCTCGGTAGGTGTTAAATCAATGTATGTAGATGTGCCATCGGCTACATTCACTACAAGTTTCTTAGGTACATCACTCATTTACGGTTGCCTTCCAATCGGTTGTTTCTTCATCCCACTCGTACATGATACCGTCAGTTGGATAAGCAACTGGGGCTTCCCAACGGCAAGTTTCTTCGTTTAGAGTCCAAGAAGCGTGTGGCTTTATAGCAATAAACGCATCGCGCCCTTCATCATAAGACATCCCAACCCCCGCATAATTCTTGCGGATGTTGCCGTTATATGAGGTCTTAACCCAAGTACCGCCAAGGCTATTTACAAAGGCTTCGCCTTCATCTGGCTCGCTGTTATTCCCAACGAGTACACGGAGAACAATGTTGTTCTCATCTATTTCTGCCCAATGTGACATTTTTATATCTCCTTAACTATTTGCTAAATAACGAACGATAACAATTCCCGATGCTCCATTACCACCGCGAGCCGCCGCGCCTTCACCGCCACCGCCACCACCTGAGCCTGTGTTTGTAACTGCATTGCCACCTTTATTGTTTCCTGATACACCAGCACCAGCGCCACCAGTTCCAGCCGCGCCACCAGTTCCAGTAATTACGCCACCACCACCGCCACCTGCTCTAGTGACAGCAGTTCCCGTAATAGATGAACTCACACCATTACCACCTGCTCCGCCTTGTGATGAAGTAGCGTTTGTACCAGCACTACCAGCACCACCACCGCCACCTGCGGGACCAACTGCCGCTTGTCCAAATCTACCGCCACCTGCGAAACCTTGATTTGTAGTACCAGCACCACCACCGCCAGAACCAGAACTTGCGCCTCCAGCGCCACCGCCCGAACCGCCTTCAGTACCGTTAATTCCTGGACCACCACCAGTTCCACCACCAACGGTAGTAATAGTAGAGAAAATAGATGCAGTTCCGTTATTACCCGCGTTTCCTTCAACGCCAACGCCACCTGCTCCAACTTGAACTATATATCTAACATCTGTACTAAGTGAAAGAGCAGTTTCGGCAGATGCTCCACCGCCCGATGTTCCAACTGTTGAGCGATAGCCTCCCGCTCCACCACCACCACCGTAGTTGTTACCACCACCTGCTCCTCCCGCAATAACAAGATAATCACAAGTCAATGCTTTGAAAGGAACAAAATTTCCAGATGCTAAAAATTCGTGATACCAATAAGTACCATCGGTAGAAATTCTATTTCCACCACTTGCAAGAGGACCTATTGATGGTGTGGTTCCTACTGATGCTAAACCATAAAGTGAGAAAGTGCTATTAGCCACCCAAGAGTTAGCCTGTGGAGAAAGAGTTATAGATGTAATTGCATCATTGCTTGCCCATAAACAATAAGCCATCATTAGAGACTGACGAGTGGAGGAGTTGTTTGGCGAAGCACAATCTACCGACCAAACTTTGTTTGTTGTTGCAGAGCGATAATTTGGGATATAAATTTCAGCGTTGTTAAACATAGAGGCGTTTATGTTTGCGTTTGTACTCCAGTCGGAAGGTACTGTCGTTCCAGCAAGACCTTTATTTGTAATGCCAAAATAAGCATTACCAGAGTTTACGGTATTAGCCGCTTCTCCCTGCAACCATTTTTCCGAATACCCAGTTGAACTACCATTAAAAACAATGTTTGCTCGCTCTTGATAAGTTGAAGTGCCGCTAGACACTCCCGAAGTGCGAGTAGACATAACAATTTTTAGGTCGTTGTAACCAGAAGTAGGCAAGTTATCAAAAACAACAGATGCGGTATCAACTGTTAGCGAAATACTATCTAGAAGTACATAATTTTGAGGCATTATTTATCTCCTTTACGCCTTCAAATAGCGAACAATAACAAGACCTGAACCGCCTTGACCAGTATCGGTTCCATTAGCACCGCTTCCGCCACCACTACCTGTGTGCTGAACTCCAGTTCCACCGTTTTTTGCTAGGTATGTTCCGCCTTCACCGCCACCGCCGAGACCGCCGTTTCCGCTATTAGCAAAGTCATTGGCTTCACCACTTGCGCCACCACCACCACCTGCAAAATAACCACCGCTACCAAAACCAGTAGCCTTGACCCAATTTTCTAACGCACCAATAGATGCAGGAAGGGTATTAACACCATCTCCACCATTACCGCCTAGCCCGCTATTTCCAACTCCGCTTCCTGCCGTGCCAGCCGAACCAGCACCACCACCACCACCAGAGGCTAGGTATTGACCGTTAGAACCACTTACGCCATTACCACCAGCATTACCTTGACCTGATGTTTGAGAACCACCAGTTCCACCTGTACCTGTATCAAAACCTGTAGCACCACCACCACCAGAACCACCGTTAGCACCGTTGCGCGATGTAGTTCCAAGAGAACCACCTCCACCGCCGCCAACTACAGCCGTAAGCCCACCAAATTGTGAGTTGCTTCCTGAATTACCTCTTAATGCGTTCTCCGCAAAACCGCCTCCGCCAGCACCGACTGTAACGGTGTAATTAGTTGCGGTTAGGGATTGAGATGCAAAACCAAGAATACCTCCAGCGCCACCTCCACCACCAACATTTGCACCGCCAGCACCGCCACCTGCTATCGCTAAAATATCGGCGGTTATTGATTGGTTAGGTGTGAAAGTTCCTGAATATGGAAATGCGTGATACCAATGAGTTGCATCTGAATAAACATATCCACCAGTTGCTTTAGTAGTTGTTTCAGCCGCCCACGCTTTAATACCAAATAAAGAAATACGAGTTCCAACGGCAAAAGTATTATCAGTAAGCAATGTAATACTCGTAATTGCTTGATATGCCGACCCAGTTGAGCCACGCCACATACCAAGAGTTGCTACTGTTCCGTCAGGTGCAGAACCGCGCTGAATACAACCCTTGTAGGTTGAGGTGTTTGCATAGTTCATAACATCCATATTTAATAAAGTGGGAGTTGTACCTAAACCTGAAGCATAGATGTTTGAAGTATTAGATGTTGCACCTGATGTACCAGCACTTCCAGAACCAAAAAAGTACAACATAGAGTAGTTATTACCAGTATCACCGTTGAAACGAACATAGATATTGTTTGCAGTTGTACCTGCCTGTCCAATAAAACTAATGCGTAGGTCTGTATAGCCTGTGATTCCTGTTAGGTCTAATGTAACTGATGAAGTTGCTACTGCTACTGTTTCAGTTTTAAGTTCCACATAAGTATTTGTACTCATATTATCTCACTCCATAAAGCGCAAAATGTGTATTAGCATTAAATACTTTTCCACCAGCGATATTGCCGTGGAAAATTTCTATCTGCTGAATAGGGTTTGATTGTCTCCAAGCAGAACCTATCAGACCCATATACGCCAAAGAGCCATTTCTACTTGTTCCGCCTGTTGCGCGAGTGGTTTTCATCTTGTTAGGATTGGAGTAATCAAAAATATCGTAAATTGTTATGGCTGGATATGTTGCATCTGCCGTGTATCCAGCGCCCGCTATCGTGTAATCAATGGTTCCACTAAATGTTAGTGTGGTGCCATTCGCATCGAACTGGTTTACCGTGTAATGTGTTTTAGCATCACCGTTAAATCGTATTGCCAAATAATTGTCTTGACCGCTTGATAGGTTGATTGCTCGCAACTGTAAATGCTGATATTCACTAGGAATACCCGCAAAAATTACTGAATTAGTTGTGCTTGAAAGCGTAGTGGTAGCCAAAGCATCATAAGCACCGAATGGACCAGCATAAGCAGAACCACTTGGCGCTTTACCGAATCCAGAACCATAAGCCGCAGAAGCGCGACCAGCAATAATTGGCATCAGCCGTCTCCCTTACGCGAACTTAGTTTGTGAGGCGAGTACCGTGAAGGTTGCGCTTCCTGTCTTGATAATAGTGTAAACATAAGAATCAATCGAGGATGCGTTTCCTGCGCTAAATGCTGTTCCAGAGATGTACTTAGGAGTAACTGAAGTTCCGTCAATTGTGAAAGCATTTGAGTAGTAAGCAGTTGAACCCTGAGTAACCAAGAAAACGATAGTGATTGAATCGCCTGTGGTTAGTACAGAGTTAAGGGTGTTTGACCCATCCCCGCGAACATTGAGTGTCCAGTTACCTGTGGCATTTGATGTGTAGTAAAGAACGCCCTGTGTGAGAGCATCAAACTGAACTGTTGAAGCCGCCGCTGTAGCAGTTACAGTTAAGCGCTCCTCTGGCGACTTCAAAATTGGAGTTGTAAGAACTGGGCTTGTTCCAAGGACTAGAGCGCCTGTTCCTGTTTCATCTGAGATAACTCCAGCAAGTTCAGCAGATGTTGTAGCCGCAAAAGCAGACAACTTAGATGAGCCTGTGATTGTGATGTCTGAGGTCAGAGCAACTGTTCCTGTTGAATCAGGGAAAGTAATTGTGCGGTCTGCTGTTGGGTCTGTTACCGCTAAAGTTGTTTCAAAAGCATCTGCGGTAGCGCCTTCAAATACAACTGAACCGTCATTAAATACTGCGCCAGTAATTGTTGGGCTAGTAAGGGTTGTGATGGCTGTTAGATTTCCAGTTGTTACTACTGTGCCTGTGACATCTGGAAGGGTAACTGTACGGTCAGCGGTTGGGTCTCCACCTGAGAGAGTCATCTCAAAAGCGTTGTCGGTTGTTCCTTCAAGAACGATGTTATTTCCGAACTTAATCTCAAGACCAGCCTGAGCGCCCGTGAAAGTTGCATCGCTAATTACTGGAGCAGTTAAAGTCTTATTAGTTAATGTGGCTACTGCATCTGCGGTGACTCCTGCGCCACCATTGGTGGTAATTGCCATATTATGCTATCTCGCTTCCGAACGCGCTGAATGAGAAACTTGTTGTTGATGCGTAGACAGTTACTACATCTGAAGCATCAATAGTAAGACCAAGGGTATAAGCCGTAGTTGTATTGGCTTGGATTGTTGCATCATAAACGACATAGTGTTCAGTCGCTAAAGTCGCTCCATTTGGGCGTACTGCAATTCGATATGTGCCACTTGTGCCAGCCTGATTACAGATGGTGATGGTTGAGATAACCGTCTGTGTAGATGCAGGGCAGGTGTAAAGAGTCGTGGCGGTAGTGGCTGATGGGTTTGATTGCCCAAGAACCTTGTAAGTAGTTGCCATGCGGTTATCCTCCGATGAGTAATAATGGACTAATAGTACCAGCCGAGTTATTTTGGGCTGTTGTAGCGCTTGATGATGCTGAAGAAGCGTA